ATGCCACAGCCGGCGCTAAAAGCGAACGAAATCAGCAGTGAATTAATCGATATTCTTGCGGCTCGGAATACGATATCCGAAATGCAATATTTTCGTTATATCAGAGATATAGAAAAGTTGCGCGACAGCGCATCTGAGGACTATCTCAAAGCGTTGGCTAATGGTGCTTTTGGGCGTAAAGATACTGCAGTTGCATTCTTTGAAGAAGCATTGAAGCATAACAACCTGATCATTGCTCAAAATTATGTAGTTTATCTCAACGATTACGGCAGCTTCCGTGAAGTTGAACAAGTGGTAAATCGATTAGTTGAACGTTATAACTCCCCTACGATGCTGTCCCATGCATGGGAAGCTAACTTGTTCTTGGGGCGTATTGACAAAGCGCTCTACTATGCTGAGAGATTGATAAGTATGGTAGATGAAAAGGAGGCTGAATTGGTTAAGCACCTCGCAGCCACAGCACTGGCCCAATCCACGACCTTCAAAAGTGCAACTGGAATTACTGATGAAGAACTACAGGATATTGCAAACCGCATAGTGGATATCATGGCTGACCATAAAGTTAGTCCTGTTGCTATGTCTTTCTGCTCTATCCCTGAAGAGCGTACGTCATCATATGTCATGGCAGTTAATACTGAAGATTCTGATGTTCTCTCTGATATGAACTTGGATATAGCATTTTCTCTTGCAGAAAATGAAAGTTTGATTGGAAAACCCTTCAGCGTATGGTTTGAAGGGCGTTTGGAGGAACCTGCGCGTGCCAGTTAATAGTTCCGATTTTATCGCTTTCGCAAAAGATTGTGAAAAGCGTAACGACGAAATTGGTTACAGAAACGCTGTCGCACGTGCGTATTATGGTGCTTATCACCACGTACTTCCGTGTTTGACCATGGGGCCGAAAGAAAGTCACCAAGGCCTCATTGACTATCTTGTTAACGATGCTTGGAAGGGTAACGAACCTTTTGAAAAAAGAGACTTAATTGGTTTGGGGTATGCTCTTCAATCGCTTAAGGATCAGAGAATAGTTTGTGATTACAGACTTAACGACACTATTACGCCAACCCAATCAAGCACCGCGATTAAGACTGCAGAGAAATTAATCCAGCGTTGCGCTAATATGACCAAGTCTAAAGCGTCCTAATCCCCAAAATTGGCCTCATTTGAGGCCAATTTTATTATGCATTGTATTTAATTTCACCGTGCGGAAGCATTACCCAATCATATGGTTCCGCGTATAAATTTTCGTTGATTTCGCGTCGCTGTGGGCTATGAGCCCTTGTGGTCTACTCCCTGTTTATCAAACAAAATGCAGCTAGTGCGCGTATTTTGTGGAATGTGGGGGCGCAGCTCCATCGTCAAATTATTACACAAGCCTAACGAATCACGGGGCAATGAAAAGTATGGCTAAGATAGGCAGGTGCGGATACCTCTTTACTGCGTTTGTTATTACGCTCGGTATACGGTGAACGATATACGGGCAGGCAACGTTATCGCGACTGTTATCAATAATACGTTTCAGTTTGTCCTCGAACTACATCACAACCGGCTTGAAAACTAATTACTGGATTTTGTGCCTCCATAATCATATGATTTAAAATGTTATTTTATAAAAAAGGAGTTGTATATGACCAATTTGTATAAGTTTATGGGAGCGGATATAATTGATAAATTGATGATGGATGAAACACATATAGGAATAAAATTCTCTCATTTACATGAATATAATGATCCCTATGAGTTTTTCCTTACTATTGATTTTAATCGCGGTTCTGATGAGTTAGCATTTTACAATGAAATGATTGGCATGGTTACAAAACAACCAGCAACTTGTTTTACGAAAAGCCCTGTGATACCACCTATGTGGGCACATTATGCAGGTAATTCTTCTGGTTTTGTAATAGAGATTAATGAGGAGAAGTTTAAAAAGTATTTGGATGAAATCGGCTTCCAGGATCATAGTTCAATAGCAGATGTTGAATATAAAGATTCTCCAGATACAGGTATTGAAGACATTCTGGCGAGAGCATTTCATATCTGTAAACCTCGTTATATCTACTGGCTACAATCCTGTATAATGACAGCCGCATATTTGACAAAACAAACTTGCTGGAGTTATGAGCAGGAACGTCGCGTAATAATTAATGAGAAAGCACTTACTAAACTGAATGACAATCTTATGCTCCTTCCGGTACCGATTAATTGTATAACTGGAGTTATAGTTGGGCACAAATCAAATGATTTATTAAAGCAGAAAATTCAATCTTTAGCTAAAAAGGCTAAATGTAGATATTTCGAAATGGTAATAGGAAAAACAACAACTACACCATTTCTTTTATCTCAAAATCTCAAATCACACCAATTTATTAATGGCAATATAATACCTGCATCAAGGCAATGTAAAAAATGTTATGAGCCTTTAAACATGGAAAATAAAGTTTGTGGCTGGTGTGGAATTACTAATCATGATGTGAAAATGGCAGAGTACCGTAATTCATTTCGAATGATAGCCAACTATGGTGGGCTGGATAAATATATATCATCCATGAATAAGATTACTGAAGAGTATAATAAGGGTAAATAAATTTTATTAATAAATATTGCTTTCTGGACAAGGGAGAAGTTATGGTAAATGGGCATAGAACTGCCTTTTAAATTAAGCTTTACTCTATGCCTTAGCAACCGTTATTGTCAGTCAAAATAAAGTGGAGAATTTAATAACTAACCGGTTTTAATTTCTCCATGAGGGACAACAATCCAATCTATATGATTTTTAGTATAAATTTTAGTAGATTTCGCATCGCTATGTGCCATTCGTCCCTGCGGATCAATCCCTTGTTTATCAAATAGGTGAGCTGCCAAAGCTCTTATTTCATGGAATGTAGGTCTTTGTTCCATTGCTAGATGATTGCATAGTCCGAGTTTGTCTCGCACGGAAGAGAATGACCGACTCAAATAATCTGGTGCAACTTGAGTTGGGTGCGAAACCTCTTTACTGCGTTTAACATGCCGTTCTGGGATTCTATGAACGACAAAGGGACTGGCCACATTGTCACGGCTATTGTCAATTATCCGTTTCAATTCTTCACCAATTGGTATTGCAACATGTGATGCCTCCTTTTTTTGTACTTTTTGCCTATGGATGTATAGTGTACCATATATGCCATTTTGTGGTTGTTCGAACCAAACACATCCACATAAACCGTCTTTAGGTTCGCGAATTGAGTAACGGATTCGCGATACTTCGAGTCGTGCATGTGTAGTCTGCAATGCTAGGTCCATTGCTGTTCTTAACCATGGTGCAGCGGCCTGCCTGATAGCTATAAAATGCTCGAGTGACAGGCGCCGTCTTTTCTTCTCATCAGTCCTACGCATTTTTTTTCTGATGGCCGGGTTATCCTGCATTAGTGATTCATCGACCGCATAAGAGAACAACTTTTTAAGAAAGCTGACCTTTCTGTTCTGCACATTTGCGGATGCGCTGGCATGATATTTGTTGATGTAGGCATTAACGTGTTCAAGTTCGATATCGCATGCCGGAACATTTACGAAAAACGCTTTTACGCGTAGAGCGTCATTTTTCCAGTCATCTAAGGTACTCTGGGAAGGTCGTTCGTCTTCGATAATTCTGGCCATTATGTGATCGACATGTTCAGCAAATGGTTTTGCTTCTCCGGTGACCCCGCCAGATTCTCTAATAAGATTATCCACTGATGGGTATAATTCTGATCGCATCCTCAGGTTGTACTCTCTGGCGATTGCAACGGCTATTGCCCGATCCTTACCTATATTTTTCTTTTTTCCGGTAATAAGTGTGAATTTATAAACACCTCGATCTTTATCAAAAACCAGATAATCAGGAAGATGTCTGTATTCTTTTTTACGTGGCCTTGCCGCCATGGTCATCCCTCATTTATTAACTTGCGAACAGCTTGACTAACCATTGAGTCGACTCCCCATTTTTCTGTTTCGCAGACAAAAACAGAACCGTCCACGATACGCCCCATGAGCAGACCGTTCTCGACCCAGCGTTTTATCGTTCGGTTGTCAGGAATTGAGCCATTAGAGAATTCACGGCGTCCCCATTGGCTCGCTTTCATTAGTTTTGCCATGGCTGTTTCTCCACTTAACCCGCTGCACACGGGCAGTAATATCAAATTTCAGTCCTGATAATTAATTTTGTTCTCTGGTTGCTACCTGTTTAATTGGCCTGATGCTGTCCAGGAGCAGTCGGCGGCGCGTATTTTCTGCAAAGTGGCGGCGTCCGGTTTCTTTGTGGTAAAACTCGTTTTCTCCGACGACCCACATCCGCTTTGTCTGGTGCAGTTTTTTTACCTGCGGACCGTTTCGGGTAATAACAATTCCTGTATGAGTTTTTATCACGCTCATTTCTTATTCTCCGGTGCTTTCGGCATTACTGCCCAGTGAGTGATATTGACGTTTTCAAGGTCCCCGACCTGAAATGTCCACTGCCATTCTCCGGTTTCTTTTTGTCCCCAGGTGTACCAGAGAGAACGCCAGCCAATTAGCCAGCCTTCTCCGTTAGCATCAAATAACAGAACACTTTCATTTGCAGGTGGCAGTTCAGCTGACACTGGTATTATTTTGTTTTCCAGTGCCGCACATTTAGCTTCAAGCGCGTCGAATTTACGTACTAGGTACTCAGCATTTGTTTCGTTCACTTTCAGATCTCGCGGTACACATTTCCCGCGAAGAAACCCTTCCATTTCGAAAACATTCATGCGCATTTGCGTAACTCCGATAACTCGTTAAAGCGTTCCATAAACATCCCGTAGGCATGGCCCGGTGCCAGTGGAATCACGTTGAACATCTCTGTTGCCGGGATACCTTCCAGTACAGGCCAGAAAGAGCCATCATCAAGCCCGAGATCGCGGCGTTCGGTTGCCAGCATGATGAGATCGGCATATTTCACGGGCGTACTCATAACTGGGGGTAACCCGTATTTCTCACGGATTACGGCGTCTATTTTTTCTTCCATTTGTTTATAGTCAGGAAGAAGGCGTTTCAGTGGTGCGGGAATGTCCTGGCAATACGCTTCTGTTGCATCATGCATTAACGCTTCAAAAGCAAATTCCTGCGGCACCAACTGGCTGCAAAGAACCGCATGTTGGGCGACGCTGTAGAAGTGCGAAAGATGACCGGCAAAGCGACAGATATTTGAAAGGGAAACCGCGATATCGTTAATATCGATGTCGTCTTTATTTATCCTGTCATAATAAAAATGCTTCCCGGAAAAAGTTTTAATAAATGACATTTTGTTCTCCACGTATATGCGCTGCACCGCGCTGAATTTTGGTTAAAGAAAACCCTCGCCATCAGGCGATTATTGAGTTAATTACGTTTCCATAAATGCCCCCGCAGGGGCATTTGCAGTAATGAAATCAGGCGGTGAAAGTACCAATAAAGGTTTCTACTTTGCTGTCTTTGAATTTTTCAACAAGCAGATCACGAAATTCGTTAGCCATTTCTTCCTGTACTGCTTCCAGCTGAATAATGCGCAGAACCAGTACAGGGCGATCACCAGTGATAATGCTGAGGCGTAATTTAAACGGACGTTCTTTCAGGCCTTCAAACGGAACGCATTTAAACTCAAATGCTACTGGCATAATGTCTTTGGTTTTCGCTTCGACAGACTCCATCAGAGAGCGTTTGCCGCTGAAGTCATTGTCTTCAAAATCAGCGGTCTGGTTTGCTTCAATCGTGATTTTACGGACCGCCGCAGCCGCTTTTGTTGCCTGAATGGCGTCACCATTAGCATCAAAGCCCACAAGGTAGTCGGCCCAGTCTTCAATCCATTCTGCCAGTGACTTCTGGGAGTTACGCTCGCCGTTAACAGACAACAGGGCAGAGAACGGTGCTGTCTTTTTCAGTTTGAGAGTGGCGGTGTTATCTGCGTGACCTGGTTCATCAATAGTACCCAGGTTAAGCACACTGACGGCTCGCATATTATCAGCATCGATAAAGCAGCGGGTGCCTTCATCTGCAAGATCTTTAGAATAACGGGTAAAGTCATCGATGCTGGCAGTGGAAAGCGCACCACGGAAACGGAAGCGATTTAAATTAAATTTTTCCAGATCATGAATGCGGAAATTCTCAGGCAATGCCACAGCATCGGCACCAATCTTACTGATAATTTCATTAACACCCTGAGCAGAAATAAGGGCATGGATTTGATTAATTGCGGTTGCGTCTAAGTTCTGAGACATAATAAGGCCTCACTATATAAAGATATTCAGTGATGAGATAAATAATCAGTTAATTAAGAACGATATTAATGACCTGCTGCGCGGAGTTTTCCGTCAGGTTCACCGGCAAGAGTCAGTAATTGTCCCTGGTCTTCCTGCAGAATAGTCAGGCGACCACCGCGATTGACATACATCGGCGTTTCGGTGGTGTCTTCTTCGGAAATTTTCCCGCGGTTAGTCGGGCGAACATATGAGAGTTTGTGTTTGATTTTCACACGGTTCTCATCAAATGGTTCGATTTCCAGGTTGAGTGAGACCTTACCTTTGGTTTTCGTGTTCATCACACCGGAAGCGACTTCACTGAGAACTGCGCCGATTTTGGTTTCAAATACGCCGCCGTCCAGCTCCCCGATAAATGCCTGCACATCAGTACTGCGTTCGCTAGCCATTTTGCTGCTCCTCATCATATCGACCCTGTAAGGTCGGTTAGTTTCTCCACAAAACAGAGAAGAACACCTGCGGTGGCAGCCGCCCGGATGGATTGGGTTATGAGCCCGTCGTCCGGTGATGCTCTTCTCTGTTTTGTAAAAAGAGCGGTACCAGCCGGAAGCAAGGGTACAAACTGGTACCGCCAAAGCAGTGGCTGTTGTGGTGGGGTTGTCACTCAGGCGTATGGTCAACCTGACAATCCGGTGTCCTCAACGGGGAAAGAGTAACCCCGCCATACTTACCGCCGCGCCATTTCGCGGATTACCACAACGCTGAGAGCACTTAGCCAGTTACAGCACCACACTTTGTCGCGGCTCCATAAATGCCCTCATCGTTGCACCCTGGTCTCTTCCCAGGCGTCAAACCGAATCGCCACGCTGGTTAGGCGTCTTATCAGCATCATCATTGACTTGCACATTCCGGCTACCTGGTTTGTTTGCCCGAGCAAGGAGTGGATTGTCCCCTTTAACGTCCCCAGACCGCTAACGACGCATGTGCCATACGCCGTGTTACAACCAAATTTTGTTAGTACCTTGTTTGTTTGTCTGGAAAGAAAGATAAAATGAAGTTGCGCATTATGCAAGTGTTTTTGTTGCGAGATATGCAATTTAAAGGGTAATGAAAAGCCACCTTTGGGTGGCTAATTGATGAGGAGGTAAGGGTTAATTGTGTCGCTTAAGGGTTTGTGACTGGCTGATTAAGACCTTTCCAAAGACCATAAACCGGTGTTCATTTTCGCTGGTAATTCCCCATTCACGGTAAATCTGGTTATCAGAAATCACCAGTAGTTTGTCAGGTATCATTTGCAGTCGTTTGACATAAATTTTATCATCAAAACCAAATACATAGATACCATCTCCATCAAACTGATTGATACTGACATCAACGAAGATGAGATCTCCTGGCTCAATGGTTGGACACATACTGTCCCCACGAACGTTGATAACTTTAATGTGATTGGCTGGCCGTCCGCCAAACATCGATACAGCATTATCAGTTCTGTATTCAATGGCATGAATCACATCAATGACATCACCGCCCTGGATAAGGCCATTTCCCGCACTGGCACTGACATCCAGCATTTCAATACGGAATACATCCTTCACCTGCGCAACATCCTCACTAATACTGTTTTTACATACAGTATTACTTTTGACGTCTGAGGTAAAGAGATCTGCAATATCAACACCTAAGCTCCTGGCAATATTACTCAGGGCTTGTTCAGTGAATTGTTTCTGCTTACCTGTTTCCAGGCGTGAGATATTCGCCGCATCCACTCCTATTGCTTCAGCGAGATCGGCGATTTTCATGTTCTTCGCCTGGCGAAGTTGTCTGACTCGGTTTCCTATGTTCATGCGTTTATTACATTTCTTTATTGCGTGTTAAGCAAATCAACTTGCGCAAAATATTTGCGTGAAATAATATGCTCATCACGCAATATGTGGAGGTAATATGCAATCACCATTACGGAATGTGCGTAAGGCGCACGGATTTACTTTGCAGCATGTTGCTGCTGGCGTTCAGGTCAATCCAGCGACGCTGAGTCGTATTGAAAGACTGGAACAAGTTCCATCTATCGATCTTGCAGAACGTCTGGCCAATTTTTTTAAGGGTGAAATCAGCGAAATGCAGATTCTTTATCCGGCACGTTTTCAATCTAGCCAAAACCAGAATGGGTTTAAACCACAGGAACAGGAGGTAAGCCGTGGGTAATCATCACTGGAAAGTGGAAAAACAGCCTGAGTGGTACGTGAAAGCTGTCAGAAAAACTATCGCAAAGTTGCCGGGTGGTTACGCTGAAGCAGCTGACTGGCTGGATGTAACAGAGAACGCATTATTTAACCGCCTTCGTGCCGATGGCGATCAGATTTTCCCGCTGGGATGGGCAATGATTTTGCAACGTGCTGGTGGAACTCACTTCATTGCTGACGCTGTGGCGCAGTCTGCAAATGGCGTCTTTGTGTCTCTTCCTGACGTCGAGGATGTGGACAACGCCGATATTAACCAGCGCCTGCTGGAAGTCATTGAACAGATCGGCAGTTATTCAAAACAGATTCGTTCAGCAATTGAAGACGGTGTAGTGGAACCGAATGAGAAGACAGCAATTAACGACGAGCTGTACCTCTCAATTTCGAAGCTGCAGGAGCATGCAGCACTGGTCTACAAAATTTTTTGCATTTCAGAAAGTAATGACGCCCGCGAGTGTGCAGCTCCGGGCGCCGTGGCGTGTCGTGACTGTGGAGAAACTAACGCATGAACAGTTTAACAACACACTACCGTCGCTCGCAACTGATTGCGCTTCCTGTACCGGGTGGAAAAGCGAAGGTGGAGTATTGCTATGCAGTAAATGTACTAGGTGACAGGGAAATTGTAACCCACAGCTTTGCAGAGTGGGCTGTGGGTGATTTCAACCGGCAGAAGGAGACAGTCCTTTGCGACAAGTTAACCGCTGGTTCAAAGATCACTACGGAGTGCCCGTCAGAGTCATTCGTTGGGAGCCGGAAACACAACGGGTTATCTACCTCCGCGAAGGCTATGAGCATGAGTGCTTCAGCCCGCTCGAACAGTTTCGTCGTAAATTCAGGGAAGTAGAGGTCGGTCATGAGCACTAAATTAACCGGCTATGTATGGGATGGTTGCGCTGCATCAGGCATGAAATTATCCAGCGTGGCAATTATGGCCCGCCTGGCTGATTTCAGTAATGACGAAGGTGTGTGCTGGCCATCAATTGAAACCATTGCCCGTCAGATTGGCGCGGGGATGAGTACCGTCAGAACGGCTATCGCACGGCTGGAAGCAGAAGGCTGGTTAACGCGTAAGGCGCGTCGCCAGGGTAACCGCAATGCGTCGAATGTTTATCAGCTTAACGTTGCGAAGCTTCAGGCAGCGGCATTTTCTCAACTGTCAGATTCTGACCCGTCAAAATCTGACGCATCAAAATCTGACGCATCAAAATCTGACGCATCAAAATCTGACCCGTCAAAATTTGATGCGTCGAAATCTGGCAAAAAAGCGGGTTTTCACCCGTCAGAATCTGGCGGGGATCCGTCAGTAAAATCAAAACATGATCCGTCAGATAAAAAACCTTCTCGTCCGGACGCTTCGCAACCGGACACGCAGACGGCTGAACAGGATTTTTTAACTCGCCATCCTGATGCGGTTGTATTCAGCCCTAAAAAGCGCCAGTGGGGGACGCAGGATGATTTGACCTGCGCACAGTGGCTCTGGAAAAAAATCATCGCCCTGTACGAGCAGGCTGCCGAATGTGACGGCGAGGTGGTTCGTCCCAAAGAACCGAACTGGACAGCCTGGGCAAACGAAATTCGCCTGATGTGTGTGCAGGATGGTCGTACTCACAAACAAATCTGCGAGATGTACAGCCGCGTCAGCCGCGATCCGTTCTGGTGCCGTAACGTGCTCAGCCCGTCGAAGCTGCGGGAAAAATGGGATGAGCTTTCTCTGCGCTTATCGCCGTCCGTCAGCACGTACACAGAAAAACGCGAAGACCCGTACTTCAAAGCCAGTTACGACAATGTGGACTACAGCCAGATCCCGGCAGGATTCAGGGGGTGATCATGAGTCTTTTGAATGAAGTTCAGAAATTCATTGAAGCCCATCCGGGGTGTACTTCCGGAGACATTGCGGATGCTTTTGCAGGTTACTCACGGCAGCGCGTTCTGCAGTCAGCAAGCAAGTTACGTCAGAGTGGGCGTGTGGCTCACCGTTGTGAAGGGGATACACGCAGACATTTCCCGCGCCAGACAAAGATATCGCCGGAGGCGGAACGGCAACCAGTTCGTGAAACCAGACCTGTGCGCAATTTCTATGTCGGCACTAACGACCCGCGGGAGATTTTATGCCTGACCCGCCAGGCTGAAGAACTGGAGTCCAGGGGCTTATACCGTCGTGCTGCAACGGTGTGGATGGCGGCATTCCGTGAAAGCCACTCCCAGCCAGAACGAAACAATTTTCTGGCGCGTCGTGAGCAGTGTTTACGGAAAAGCAGCAAGCGCGCTGTATCGGGTGATGAGTGGTATCTGTCAGGGAATTACGTGGGGGCTTAATGAGTAATAAATATTGCCAGGAGCTGGTGGAACTGCGGAACAAACCAGCCCATGAACTGAAGGAAGTGGGCGATCAGTGGCGCACGCCGGACAACATTTTCTGGGGAATTAACACCCTGTTTGGTCCGTTTGTTCTGGATCTGTTCACTGACGGTGATAACGCCAAATGTGCTGCGTATTACACGGCGGAAGACAACGCGCTGGCGCATGACTGGTCAGAACGCCTTGCGGAGCTTAAAGGTGCTGCCTTTGGAAATCCCCCATACAGCCGCGCCAGTCAGCATGAGGGGCAATACATCACCGGCATGCGTTACATCATGAAGCATGCCAGTGCCATGCGTGATAAGGGCGGGCGCTATGTTTTCCTGATCAAAGCTGCCACCAGCGAAGTGTGGTGGCCGGAAGATGCAGATCATATTGCTTTTATTCGCGGGCGTATTGGTTTTGAACTGCCTGCCTGGTTTATCCCGAAGGATGAGAAGCAGGTGCCGACAGGCGCTTTCTTCGCTGGTGCTATTGCTGTTTTCGACAAGACCTGGAAGGGACCGGCAATCAGCTACATCGGGCGCGATGAACTTGAGGCATGTGGTGAGGCGTTTCTGGCGCAGGTTCGCCTGCAGGCGGAAAAGCTGGTCAGGGAGATGGCGGCATGACGACGTTAACTCAATGCCAGCAGCAGGTGCTGGATATGCTGATTTCTTATCAGAAAGAGCGTGGCTTCCCGCCAACCAATCAGGAGGTGGCAACCATGCTGGGATACCGTTCGGTGAATGCAGCGGTGGAGCATCTTCGCGCACTGGAGAAAAAAGGCGTCATCACGATAAAGCGTGGTGTGGCCCGGGGGATCACGCTTCATACCGCGGTGAAGGACGACGACAGCAAGGCGGTCGGGATTATCCGCTCACTGCTTGCCGGTGAGGAAAACGCAAGGCTGCGTGCAACTCACTGGTTACATGAGAGAGGCCTGAAAGTATGAAGCTGATCCTGCCTTTCCCGCCCAGCGTGAACACCTACTGGCGACACCCCAACAAAGGGGCATTTGCTGGTAAGAGCCTGATAAGCGCGGCGGGGCGAAAATTTCAGAGCGCGGCGTGCGCAGCAATAGTTGAGCAGTTACGTCGTCTGCCAAAACCAACGTCGGCACCTGCTTCAGTGGAGATCGTGTTGTTTCCTCCGGATAACCGGATCCGCGATCTGGACAACTATAACAAGGCGCTGTTTGACGCCCTGACCCACGCGGGTGTGTGGGAAGACGACAGACAGGTGAAAAGAATGCTGGTGGAGTGGGGACCGGTTATCCCGAAAGGGAAGGTCGAGATCACTATCAGTAAGTATGAGAAACCGGCGGGTGCAGCCGCCTGATTAAGAGGAGAAACGAAGTATGAATAATCTGATGGTTATTGATGGTATTGAAGTTCGTCGTGATGCTTATGGGCGTTACAGCCTGAACGATCTGCACAGGGCAGCCGGGGGAGAACAAAAAAACCGCCCGAAATACTGGCTCTCCAATAAGCAAACCTGTGAATTGATTGAACAACTTTTCACCGAGGGTGGAATTCCGCCTCTGGAACAAAATCAACCAGTTAGCGTCATTAATGGCGGAAATAACCAGGGGACGTATGTCTGCAAAGAACTGGTGTATGCCTATGCAATGTGGATCAGCCCGTCATTCCATCTGAAGGTGATCCGTACTTTCGATATGGTAACCAGCACACCGGAAAAATTATCCGGGCAGGCTGCTGACAAGATGCAGGCTGGCGTGATTCTGCTGGACTTTATGCGCCGGGAGTTAAACCTGTCTAACTCTTCAGTGCTTGGTGCCTGTCAGAAACTCCAGGAGGCTGTTGGCTTACCGAATCTGGCACCGCGCTATGCCATTGATGCTCCTGCTGACGCGCCTGATGGCTCAAGCCGCCCGACGCTGGCGCTGAGTGCACTGCTGAAGCAGTATGGTATCCGCCTGACGGCTAATCAGGCATATCACCAGATGGCGAAGCTGGGGATCGTTGAACAACGCGAACGATACAGCCGTACCGCAATTAACAACATTAAAAAATTCTGGTCGCTGACGGCGAAAGGCTGCATGTTCGGCAAGAACATCACCAGTCCTGCAAATCCGCGTGAGACGCAGCCGCATTTCTTCGAATCCCGATTCCCTGAGCTGTTAAAGCTGCTCGATACCGTTCATTGAGGTGACCGTGAGAGCGCTACTGACCCCTGAAATTGCCCCGCGTATGGGGATCGTATTGTTCAGACCCGGTTCAGAGCTGATGCCCCTGTTTATGCAGGGGCGTGTCCTGCTGGAGCCTGAGCCGGAACATTATTCATCTTTTTCCAGTGGTGCCGTTCCGGCGGCATTACAACCACTGGCGGATGATCCTGCCGTTCGGGCTGTGTTCCGCAATGAGGCGGTGATCCGTCGTGCTGGTGGCGTGGAATGTCTTGAAAGCTGGTTACTTCGTGAAAAAGGCTGCCAGTGGCCTCATTCCGACTGGCACAGCGAGAACATGACCACAATGCGACACGCTCCGGGCGCAATCCGTCTGTGCTGGCACTGCGATAACCAGCTGCGCGATCAGTTCACGGAACGGCTGGAATCAATGGCAACGGATAACTGTGCCCGCTGGGTGTTGTCTGTCGTGCGTCGGGATCTCGGTTTTGATGACAGTCACGTTGTGACAATGCCGGAACTGTGCTGGTGGCTGGTTCGTAATGACCTGGCGGATGCCTTACCGGAAAGTGCAGCCCGTAAGGCACTGAGATTACCGAAGCCTGTTGTGCCGTCTGTCACCCGGGAAAGTGATCTTGTTCCTTCGGTTCCTGCCACCAGCATCATCCAGGATAAAGCGAAAAAGGTGCTGGCGCTGAAAGTGGAGCCGGAGTCGCCGGAGTCTTTTATGTTACGCCCAAAACGTCGCCGCTGGGTTAATGAAAAGTACACGCGCTGGGTTAAGACGCAGCCGTGTGCATGTTGTGGAAAGCCCGCCGATGATCCCCACCACCTGATAGGCCACGGTCAGGGTGGAATGGGTACAAAAGCGCATGACCTTTTTGTGTTGCCTTTGTGCAGAAAGCATCACGACGAGCTGCATGCGGATACCGTGGCATTTGAAGAGAAGTATGGCTCCCAGCTGGAGCTGATATTTCGTTTTATCGATCGTGCGCTGGCGATTGGTGTGCTGGCCTGATTTTGTGGAGAAAGTTGATGCGTGATATTCAGATGGTTCTGGAGCGTTGGGGAGCATGGGCGGCGAGTGATAGTTCTGGAGTAGATTATTCGCCTATAGCTGCTGGGTTTAAAGGGCTTCTTCCCTATACAAGTAAAACACGTCAGGCTTGTTCAGATAGTGATGCATTAATTATTGAAGGTTGTCTTGCTCGTCTAAAGCAAAAAAGGCCGGACGAACATTCGCTTCTTGTTGCCCATTACCTATTCGGTATCTCTAAAAGAAAGCTCGCCAAGGCTCGTAAAAAGGATGAGAAATTAATACGCATTGAGATACAGATGGCTGAGGGGTTTATTGATGGCTGCCTTTCAATGCTAGATCTAACATTAGATATGGATTAATTAAGATGAGAAAGATACCTACACAGTATCTTTCTCAATTTGTTCAAATTTTGGTAATGGATTTGCTGTACTATTTTTTCCTATATTGATCATTATTTCCACAGTTGCTTCTCGAGAGCGTAGCAGCTTTTGCCTAAACTCATCAGTGGTATATTTCGATGCTAATTGCTTATCAATGGTCTCGAGATCTCGGAGGCATTGCTTTCTTTTTGCTGCATCTTCTGGTGATTCAAGTCCATGACGTGCAATTACCCAGCAAAGTATATATGTCAGGATTGCCGAAATAAGAGGTATTATTAAATATAGTAATTTCGCAAGGTTTGAATTGGCATCAGGTACGCAAAATGTTACCAGACCTGACAAAATGATCCCAAAACCGCCAGTAGAGAGGGTTGAAGTGACTGGGCTAGTTGGTTTTTTTTCATCAGACATTTGAACTGGTGCCGTCATTCGTTGCTTCTTCTATCAGTTGAACGATAGTTTTGCTTTTGTCTTTAGGCATGACAATAGTGATTGACCGCTTATCGTTGGTGACTTCATCGACAAAAACAAACTCAAACTTACGAACAGGGAATAACCTCCGCCATAGTAAAGCGGATGCAGCGTATGAGAAGCGAAACAGGAGAGGTGATATCATGATCACCCCTATCCACATCGCGAGTTCTATGATCTGCTGGGTTAACATCATTCCTGTTTAAGCTGGTCGTCTACGTTTAACTTTTTTGATAGCATAACGGTTTGTTACGCCACGCGCAGTAAATGTTTTTGTTGTTTCTAAATCAACAACATAAAGGTCCTCTTTTGAAAATTGTACTGTTGCAGCCTGAACCTGCGAAAGGAAAACATTGTCATCTAGGCTTACTGAATGTTCTTCACCAAGATAATCAATTCGCCATCCCTTATTCCCTTCAAAGTTTACTTGAATGAATCTGACGTTAACCTCATCAATAGAAACTTCTTTTTCTAGTAAAGTACCACGTGGTAGTGGTTTGATTTCTTCAGTTTCTTCTCCTTCAAGCTTGAGAATCTCTTCTCCATTATCATCAGTAATTTTGAAGATCGGGCGCTCTTTACCATCTAGTGGTGCTCTAACTACGTTAACTAAGGCTTGTCGTATTTCGGGATCAGTCACTAACTTTGCAACAGCCTCATGACAAATAATTTCTTCTCCATCAAGTTCTAATACTGCTTCTTGTGTGTCGACCTTTCGAGTAACAGAAATAACCTTTCTACTCCCCAATTGTCGAATCAATGCAAGAGCTGAGCCACCAGCTAATGCACCACCAGCAACAGTGAGTCCAATTGCTTTGGCGACATCGACAGCATGAGGAACTAACTCTTGCATTGAATAAATAACACCGATTGATCCAGGTGCAGCAGGAGCGGTAACCATCAATTTGACTGTTTCCTGCCCATCATTAAGATTTCGATCCGCCTTTGCAATAAGGTCAGCCATAGACCCTATTGATAAACTTAGTGTTTTTGCATCAATCTTATGCTGTGCTAATTCTTCATCTTCGGCATCATAGAAGACTTTGAAAGTGGTAGAACTATCCAATTTTGCCTCAGTTTATTTTTAATTCTATCCTGTAGACTTAAATTAACGTGAAAGAGATGAAAAATCACTAACGCGGTCCGCATTTTTTCATTTAGCATGTTAAGAGTGGTTACTTCGCCACACAACTTAACCCCGCCGCTGAGCGGTTTTTTTGTACCTGTAAACCTGGTGCAGTACAGTAAACACGCTGGTTGTCGTGAATACTGACTTTTTATCTTGCTGGCATTTTAGACAAGAGTTATTGGTATGTCATGTTAACCAGAAGGGAAAAAGACATGCTAAAACAGCAAGATATGACAGAAACCGCCGCCGCAGTCCTTCATTTCTTACCTGCTGACAAGTGGGTAACGCCACGCATGATGACGAGAACTACCGGAGTAAGCGAAGCCCGGTGCCAGTTAATACTGACTCAGTTAGTTCTGGCGGGTCTGGCGAAGGATAACGGCGGGTACGGGAATAAATTCAGACGCTGCCAGTAATGGCGGTTTCCTGCTGTGAAAATGGGCGGCTGGTGGGTGTTGGTAGCACCTGCCAGCCATTCGCTCATGCCTACTGGTCACAAGCGAACCACGGCCCACTGCTTTAGCGCAAAAGCAGAGTGAGCCTACCAGAGTTACGCTTACTGATCCATGAAAAATACTGTAAAAATAAACAGTGTTGATTTAATCAACGCTGATTGCCTGCATTTTATTCAGTCCCTGCCTGATGATTCCATTGACCTGATTGTTACCGATCCGCCTTACTTCAAGGTGAAACCCAACGGCTGGGACAATCAGTGGAAAGGGGACGAAGATTACCTTAAGTGGCTGGACCACTGTCTGGCCCAGTTCTGGCGGGTGTTGAAACCTGCCGGAAGCCTTTACCTGTTCTGTGGGCATCGCCTGGCATCTGATATTGAGATCATGATGCGTGAACGTTTCAACGTGCTTAACCATATCATCTGGGCGAAGCCGTCCGGACGTTGGAATGGGTGTAATAAAGAAAGTCTGCGCGCATATTTTCCTGCCACAGAGCGCGTTCTGTTTGCTGAACATTACCAGGGGCCATATCGCGGCAAAAGTGACGGCTATGCGGCAAAAGAAAGGGAACTCAAACAGCACATAATGGCACCGCTGATATCGTATTTCAGGGATGCTCGTGCCGAACTGGGTATAACGGCAAAACAAATTGCCGAAGCCACAGGTAAGAAAAATATGGTTTCCCACTGGTTTGGTGCCAGTCAGTGGCAGTTGCCGAATGAGGCTGACTATCGGAAGTTACAGGCACTGTTTTCCCGTATAGCGGCAGAGAAGTTTCAGGAACAACAACTGGAACAACCACACCACCAACTGGTGGCATCTTATGATTCACTGAATCGTAAATATTCTGAATTGCTGGATGAGTTTAAATCTCTCCGGCGCTATTTCTCCGTATCAGTCTCCGTGCCTTATACCGATGTCTGGATGCATAAACCCGTTCAGTTCTACCCGGGTAAACATCCGTGTGAGAAACCGGCGGATATGCTCAGGCAAATAATCAATGCCAGTAGTCGACCTGGTGATCTGGTTGCTGATTTTTTTATGGGATCCGGTTCCACAATAAAAGCAGCAATGGCGTTGGGGCGTCGGGCCTTAGGTGTTGAGCTTGAGTCAGAGCGGTTTAACCAGACAGTGAAAGAGATAAACGAGCTGGTGGGGAAATAATCTGGTGGCCACGTCAGGTGGCCTTTTTATTTCCATTACACAGCACCCGCATCTGCGAGGTGGGGTTATGAAATCCATGGATAAGTTAACAACGGGTGTCGCCTATGGCACCTCAGCAGGTAGTGCCGGGTACTGGTTTTTACAGTTGCTCGATAAAGTCACGCCCTCACAGTGGGCGGCAATTGGAGTGCTGGGTAGTCTGGTATTTGGCTTGCTGACGTATCTGACAAACCTTTATTTCAAGATTAAAGAAGATAAGCGTAAGGCTGCGAGAGGTGAATAATGTCGCCATCATTACGCAAGGCTGTTGCTGCTGCTATTGGTGGTGGGGCAATTGCTATAGCATCTGTGTTAATCACTGGCCCAAGTGGTGACGATGGTCTGGAAGGTGTTAGCCACATACCATACAAAGATATTGTTGGTGTATGGACTGTATGTTACGGACACACCGGAAAAGACATCATGCTAGGTAAAACGTATACCGAAGCAGAATGCAAAGCCCTCCTGAATAAAGACCTTGCCACGGTCGCCAGACAAATTAACCCGTACATCAAAGTCGATATACCGGAAACAACGCGCGGCGCTCTTTACTCGTTCGTTTACAACGTGGGTGCTGGCAATTTCAGAACATCGACGCTTCTTCGCAAAATAAACCAGGGCGATATCAAAGGCGCATGTGATCAGCTACGTCGCTGGACATATGCTGGCGGTAAGCAATGGAAAGGACTGATGACTCGTCGGGAGATTGAGCGTGAAGTCTGTTTGTGGGGGCAGAAATGAGCAGATTAACCGCGATTATCTCCGCTCTGGTTATCTGCATCATCGTCTGCCTGTCATGGGCTGCTAATCATTACCGTGATAACGCCATGACTTACAAAGAGCAGCGCGACAAAAACACCAGAGAACTGAAACTGGCGAACGCCACCATCAAAGACATGCAGATCCGCCAGCGTGATGTAGCGGCTCTGGATGCCAAATACACGAAGGACTTAGCTGATGCTAAAAAGCAGCTTGATGATTTGCAGCGTTGTGTTCGCACTGGCAAGTGTGGGCTGCACTTCAACGCCAGATGTCCCGCGAATGGAGCGACCAGCACCGGCAGCTTGGGCGATGTTACCAGCCCCCGACTTAATGACTCCGCTGAACGGGATTATTTCACCCTTAGAGAGCGAATCGTCACAGTGACTAAACAGATTAGTTATCTGCAGAACTATATCGTCACCCAGTGCATTATGTAGTATGTAGTATGTAGTATGTTGAGCTTTCTCACTAAAGGATGAAGAAATGAATATATTAGATGATTTTGAAAAACATGCTGAAATCTATGGGTATCTCAAGGTATTGAAAATGGGAGCGATGCACTTAGGTGCAGACTTCAAAATTTCAGAGGCATTCTCACATGATAATGTGCTACCTCAATTGCAAGCATTCTATAAAAAAAAATATATAGAGAAAGAAGCACTTGAAGCGATAAACTGGTGGTCGTCACTGTCGCCGGAGTTACGAAACAAATTCGACAATTAGTATTTGAGTTTTTGATCTAACATACGTCACACTTGAAATGCCGCCTCCGGGCGGTTTTTTTATTGCTATTACAAAGCCCACTCCCTACAGAGTGGCTTTGATAATGGCTTATACCCTACACGGGATAACTTAACTGATATCCCTTTTAACGGATAAAGGTATTCAAGCCTGACACATCATGCGCTGTATCGTCGCTGTATTCCCGCATTAACCATGACCGTAGCCCGACGGGGAACTCCTTCTGCGCGAGTGTGCGGGAATAATCAAAAACGATGCACACCGGGTTTTTACCGCGCTAATGATTCGCGGGTTTGTCCCTCATGCTCGCCAGTCCTGTGCGGGGGTGGAAGAAACAGGACACTCACACAGATTCTTGTGGGTCGATGCTATTCCTTTCTGGATTATCCCGATGCCATTCATGCAAGGGCTGTATCAGACGTTCGTCATGGCTTTCAGGCTGACGGGTCCTCCCGGTGGGGTGGCCTGCCACGGGGCGGGAGCGTCGCGCAAAAAAGCTAGTTTTTGCATTTTTATCGGCCACCATCATCTTTGCATATTATTGATTATTAATGGTTATTTGTTTTTTGTATGTCGAATTGAGTGTTTTTTGTTCGACATCGAACGCGTTTTCTTAAAGTTGTTCGCACGATGCATGTTTAAAGCTCTCCGGAGGAAATATGGATCATGAGTTGAAAAACCTGGTGCTGAATATTAATCAACTGGCGGCTTTATCTGGTCTGCACCGCCAGACTGTCGTGGCAAGACTGAAAAACATTCGTCCCGCTGGTGGACATGACAAACTCAAGCTATACCGGTTGACCGATATTCTGACTGAATTTATGGGGTTACCACCGCCGGTTGCTGAGGGCGAAATGGATCCACATGAACGCAAAGCCTGGTATCAGTCTGAACGTGAGCGTCTTAAGTTCGAACAGGAAACGGCACAACTCATTCCGGCCAGTGATGTCAGACGGGAGTTTGCCATCTGGGCAAAAGCGGTCGTGCAGGTGCTGGAGACATTACCGGATATTCTGGAACGTGACTGCGGCCTGCAGCCTGCCGCTGTGAGCCGTGTTCAGTCCATTATTGATGATCTGCGCGATCAGATAGCCCTGCGGGTGACCGAAGCAGGTGCGGATGATGAGGAGGAATTACAGCAGGAGGAGTAATGCTGAATCAGGAAACCGCAAAGGCAGCACGAACCGATTCAGGTTATATCCTTCGCGCACCGAGACGAATGCGGGTTGCTGATGCCGTTGCTCAGTATATGCGGGTGCCCATGGGGGCCGGGAATTCAGTCCCGTGGGATCCGCTGGTGGCACCGTATGTTATTGAGCCGATGAACTGCCTGGCCTCGCGTGAATACGACGCAGTGATATTTGTTGGCCCGGCACGAACTGGCAAGACTATCGGCCTGATTGACGGCTGGGTGATTTACAATGTGATTTGCGATCCTGCTGATATGCTGATCATTCAGATGACGGAGGAAAAAGCCCGCGAACACTCCAAAAAACGACTTGCCAGAACGTTTCGCGTCAGCCCGGAAGTGGTCAGTCGCCTGAGTCCGAACAAAAATGACAACAACGTTTATGACAGAACATTCCTTGCTGGCAACTACCTGAAAATCGGCTGGCCGTCAGTCAATATCATGTCCTCATCAGATTATAAATGCGTGGCGCTGACGGATTATGACCGTTTTCCGGAAGATATTGATGGCGAGGGGGATGCCTTCTCTCTTGCCTCAAAACGTACCACCACATTTATGTCCAGTGGTATGACGCTGGTGGAGAGTTCCCCCGGCAGGGATGTGAAGGATGTGAAATGGCGACGGACTTCACCGCATGAGGCTCCACCAACCACGGGGATACTGTCGCTCTATAACCGTGGCGATCGCCGTCGCTGGTACTGGCCCTGTCCACACTGTGGTGAGTATTTTCAGCCCTGCGGCGATGTGGTTGCTGGTTTCCGTGATATTGCCGATCCCGTGCTGGCAAGTGAGGCGGCTTATATTCAGTGTCCTTCCTGTTCAGGACGGATTATGCCTGAACAAAAACGTGAGCTGAACGGACGTGGGGTCTGGTTGCGGGATGGTGAATCCATCAATGCGGATGGCAGTCGTTATGGTGATCCCCGACGCTCACGTATTGCGTCATTCTGGATGGAGGGTCCGGCAGCTGCTTACCAGACACTCTCGCAACTCGTTTACAAACTGCTTACTGCAGAACAGGAATACGAGACAACCGGAAGTGAAGAAACACTCAGGGCGGTTATCAATACCGACTGGGGATTACCTTATCTTCCCCGTGCCAGCATGGAGCAACGAAAAAGTGAACTGCTTGAGCAGCGGGCAGAGCCAGTTCCTTCCCGCAGTGTGCCGGATGGCGTTAATTTCCTGGTGGCGACAGTTGATGTGCAGGCGGGACGTCATCGCCGTTTTGTGGTTCAGGTAACGGGCTATGGCAGCCGTGGCGAACGCTGGATTATTGATCGTTACAACATCACGCAGTCATTGCGCGGTGACAGCGACGGGGAGAGCCAGCGAATTGATCCGGCCAGCTATCCGGAAGACTGGGATGTCCTGCTGACGGATGTTTTTCATAAAAGCTGGCCGCTGGCCTCCGATCCTTCTCAACAAATGCGACTGATGGCAATGGCGGTGGACTCCGGCGGTGAAGACGGGGTCACTGATAATGCCTATAAATTCTGGCGTCGTTGCCGTCGTGATGGCCTTGGTAAACGTATTTACCTGTTTAAGGGCGACAGCATCCGGCGCGCAAAACTGATCACCCGTACATTCCCTGATAACACCGGACGAACGGGCCGACGGGCGCAGGCCGCAGGTGATGTGCCGCTCTGGCTTCTTCAGACGGATGCCCTGAAAGACCGGGTGAATAACGCGTTATGGCGTGACTCTCCAGGTCCCGGCTATGTGCATTTCCCTGACTGGCTGGGGAGCTGGTTTTACGACGAACTGACGTATGAAGAGCGGAGCAGTGACGGGAAATGGAGTAAGCCGGGTCGCGGTGCCAACGAAGCTTTTGACCTGATGGTGTATGCCGAGGCTCTGGTCATTCTGCATGGATACGAAAAGATCCGCTGGCCGGATGCACCGGAGTGGGCGAGCCGGGAAACCTGGCTGGAGTGTGTCCCGGACAGTACCGAACCGTCACCCTCACCGGAACCGGTATCCACGCCTGTTAAAAAACAAAAACGGAAGAAAACAGTAACTGACGATGTTAACCCCTGGCTGACTTCCGGAGGATGGTTATGAACCAGAATGATATCGAAGCCATGATTCAGCGTTATACGGAAGCTGAAATGGCGGTGCTGGACGGAAAATCCGTCACCTTTAATGGTCAGCAGATGACCATGGAAAACTTATCTGAGATCCGGCAGGGACGGCAGGAGTGGGAGCGCCGCCTTGCGGCTCTGATTACACGACGACGGGGGCATCCCGGGTACCGGCTGGCGAGGTTCTGATGGCAATTCTTGATGATGTGATTGGCGTTTTTTCACCAGGATGGAAAGCGGCAAGGCTGCGTTCCCGTGCGGTGATCCAGGCTTATGAGGCCGTAAAAACGACGCGGACACACAAAGCCCGGCGGGAAAACCGAACTGCCGACCAGTTAAGCCAGTACGGGGCCGTGTCGTTACGTGAGCAGGCCCGTTACCTTGATAACAACCACGATCTGGTTATTGGTGTATTTGACAAGCTGGAAGAACGGGTGGTGGGGAAAAACGGGATTATTGTCGAGCCACATCCGGTATTACGCAATGGGGCCATTGCCCGTGATCTGGCAGCGGAGATTCGCACCCGATGGAGTGAATGGTCTGTCAGCCCGGAAGTCACCGGGCAGTTTACCCGTCCGATGCTGGAACGTCTGATGCTGCGTACCTGGCTGCGCGATGGTGAGGTGTTTGCCCAGATGGTTTCCGGGCGCATAAACAGCCTGACGCCTTCTGCCGGTGTTCATTTCTGGCTGGAGGCGCTCGAGCCGGACTTTATTCCCATGACCAGTGATGAGAGCAACAGGCTGAATCAGGGCGTGTTTGTTGATGACTGGGGGCGTCCCGAAAAATATCTGGTGTATAAAAGCCGTCCCGTATCCGGACGGCAGATGGAAACCAAAGAAGTGGATGCAGAGCGAATGCTGCATCTTAAATTTGTTCGCCGTCTGCACCAGATGCGCGGGACGTCTTTGTTGTCCGGTGTGCTGATCCGCCTCAGTGCCCTGAAAGAGTATGAAGATTCTGAGCTGACTGCAGCAAGGATCGCCGCTGCTCTGGGGATGTACATCCGGAAAGGCGACGGGCAGAGCTATGAACCGGATGGTAATGGCAGCAAGGATAAGGAACGCGAGCTTACCATTCAGCCAGGCATTATTTACGACGATCTGAAACCCGGCGAAGAAATTGGAATGGTGAAGTCGGATCGCCCCAATCCTAATCTTGAAACTTTTCGTAATGGTCAGTTGCGTGCCGTGGCGGCGGGCAGTCGTCTGAGTTTTTCCAGTACGGCACGCAACTATAACGGCACTTACAGCGCCCAGCGTCAGGAACTGGTTGAGTCCACTGATGGCTACCTGATCCTGCAGGACTGGTTTATTGGTGCCGTCACCCGCCCGATGTATCGTGCATGGCTGAAACAGGCTGTGGCATCCGGTGTTATCAGGCTACCCCGTGATCTTGACCGTTCTTCACTGTATACCGCGGTGTATTCCGGACCAGTGATGCCGTGGATTGACCCTGTTAAGGAGGCTGAGGCCTGGAAAATCCAGATTCGTGGTGGAGCGGCGACAGAATCAGACTGGGTACGTGCTGGTGGTCGTAATCCGGATGATGTCAAACGTCGGCGCAAGGCCGAAATTGATGAAAACCGCAAGCTGGATCTGGTATTTGATACCGATCCGGCCAGTGATAAAGGAGGCAGCAGTGCCGCAACGAAACGACAGGAGCCGCAGCACACCGACGACCAGTCCGAAGAATAATTCCTGGTTCAGGATGCAGGCTGGTCACCAGAGTGACGCGGATATTTATATTTATGACGAGATTGGTTTCTGGGGGGTTACAGCGAAGCAGTTTATCAGTGATCTGAATGCACTGGGCGATATCACCCACATTAATCTCCATATCAATTCACCGGGTGGCGATGTCTTTGAAGGCATCGCCATTTTTAATGCGCTGAAAACACATGGTGCGTCCATTACCGTTTATGTCGACGGTGTGGCGGCGTCAATGGCGTCGGTCATTGCGATGGTGGGAAACCCGGTCATTATGCCGGAAAACACCTTCATGATGATTCATAAACCATTTGGCTTTACGGGCGGTGATGCGGAGGACATGCGCACCTATGCCGACCTGCTCGATAAGGTTGAGGCGGTTCTGTTACCCGCTTATGCACAGAAAACCGGGAAAACCACCGATGAAATTGCTGCCATGCTGGCGGATGAGACCTGGATGTCCGGAGCCGAATGTCTGGCTCATGGATTTGCTGACCAGGTGACGCCAGCCGTTAAGGCAATGGCATGTATTCAGTCAAAACGTACAGAGGAATTTAAAAAGATGCCGGAATCCATTCGAAACATGATTACTCCGCCACGCAACAGTGCTCCACGCGTACCGGATGATGAACCAGCAGCACCCCGGACGCCAGTGCAGGCAGCAGCACCAGTGGTGGATGAAAACAGTATCCGTGCGCAGGTACTGGCAGAGCAAAAAGCGCGTGTAAACGGTATTAATGATCTGTTTGCCATGTTTGGCGGGCGTTATCAGGCGCTGCAGGCTCAGTGCCTTGCCGATCCTGAGTGTTCGCTGGAGCAGGCCCGCGAGAAGCTGTTGAACGAGATGGGGCGCGAGTCCACGCCATCCAATAAAAATACCCCGGCTCATATTTATGCCGGTAACGGTAATTTTGTGGGGGACGGGATCCGCCAGGCGCTGATGGCGCGTGCCGGATTTGAAAAAACCGAACGTGATAATGTCTACAACGGGATGACTCTGCGTGAATATGCCCGTATGTCACTGACTGAACGGGGTATTGGGGTTTCCAGTTATAACCCGATGCAGATGGTCGGTGCGGCGTTCACACACAGTACGTCTGACTTCGGTAATATTCTGCTGGATGTTGCGAACAAAGCCATTCTGCAGGGCTGGGAAGATGCCCCTGAAACCTATGAACAGTGGACGCGGAAAGGTCAGTTGTCTGATTTTAAAATTGCCCATCGTGTGGGTATGGGTGGCTTCAGTGCTCTGCGTCAGGTGCGTGAAGGGGCGGAATATAAATACGTCACCACCGGAGATAAACAGGCCACTATTGCACTGGCGACCTATGGCGAGCTGTTCAGTATCACCCGTCAGGCCATTATCAATGATGATCTGAATATGCTGACCGATGTCCCGATGAAACTGGGCCGTGCGGCGAAATCCACTATTGCCGATCTGGTTTATGCCATTCTGACGTCTAACCCGAAAATCTCCACAGATAATGTAAGTCTGTTCGATAAAGCGAAACATGCAAACGTACTGGAGAGCGCTGCAATGGACGTGGCATCGCTGGATAAAGCCCGCCAGTTGATGCGCGTTCAGAAAGAGGGGGAGCGTCATCTGAATATTCGTCCTGCGTTCGTACTGGTACCGACGGCGATGGAGTCTGTTGCTAACCAGGTCATTCGCTCCTCAAGTGTCAAGGGGGCTGACATTAACGCCGGTATTATTAACCCGGTGAAAGATTTTGCGACCGTTATTGCAGAGCCTCGTCTTGATGATAACAGCCAGACCACCTTCTACCTGGCTGCGTCAAAAGGCTCCGATACGATTGAAGTGGCTTATCTCAACGGTGTGGATACGCCATATATTGATCAGATGGAGGGCTTCAGTGTGGATGGCGTGACAACGAAAGTGCGTATTGACGCCGGTGTCGCGCCAGTTGATCACCGCGGTCTGGTGAAATGTACGGCGTAAACATCGCAGACAACAACTCTGATGGCCCGTAAGGGCTTTTTTTGTACCTGAAATCAGCCCCTGAACGGGGCTGTGTGGAGACAGTTATGGCAAAGAATTTTGTAGAAGAAGGAAAAACGGTGGCGATTGTTGCCAGTGCAGCCATCAGCAGCGGAGATCTGGTGCAGGTGGGTGATGTTTTTGCGGTGGCGCTGACCGATATTCCACAGGGTGAAACAGGCGACGGTATGACCGAAGGTGTGTTTATGCTGCCTAAGCTGAAAACGGATGACATGAAAACGGGTAAGAAGGTTTATCTGAAGTCCGGAAAAGTTCAGCTGACTAACAGCGGCTCTGATCCGCTGGTCGGGGTTGTCTGGGCAGATGCCGGAACCAGTGCAGAAGAAGTGCCGGTAAAACTCAATGTCTGATCCCTTTTCCCGGCTGGCAGCGCGTATGGATGCTATCACGGTCAGAAAGATGGGAAAGCCAGCCTCGATTAATGATGTCGATATGACCGTGATCCCGGGAGAAACACTGGCAGAGCTGAATGCTCTGTCCGGACCTGCGGTCTCTCTGGTGGTGTTTTCTTCGGGATACCGCCCACGGCGCGGGGATCGCGTTGTTTATGACGGACAACAATGGACGGTCACACGGCATGAACGCTTTAACGGTAAGCCAATGATCTTTATTGAGTAAAGAGGTGTGGGATGAAGGGGCTTGAGAATGCCATCCGTAATCTGAACAGCCTTGATACCCGTATGGTGCCACAGGCCAGCGCATGGGCGATAAATCGTGTGGCACAGAAAGCGGTCTCGGTCGCCACCCGGCAGGTTGCCGGGAATACCGTTGCGGGAGATAACCAGGTGAAAGGGATCCCCCTGAAACTGGTACGTCAGCGTGTCCGGGTGTTTAAAGCCAGTCCGTCAGGAAAAATGACGGCCAGGATCCGCGTTAACCGGGGCAATCTGCCCGCTATTAAGCTGGGGACAGCCCGGGTCAGACTGGCCCGGCGTGGTGGAAAACTGCAGTACCGTGGCAGTGTGCTGAAGGTGGGTAAATATCTTTTCCGGGATGCGTTTATTCAGCAACTGGCGAATGGTCGCTGGCATGTGATGCGGCGTATTGATGGCAAAAATCGTTACCCCATTGATGTGGTGAAAGTCCCGCTGTCCGGACCGCTGACACAGGCATTTGAAGATGCCCGCGACCGCATTATTGCTGCGGAAATGCCGAAACAGCTGGGGTATGCACTGAAACAACAACTGAGGTTATGGCTGACCCGATGAACCGACATACACAAATCCGCCAGGCCGTACTGGCACGCCTTCGGGAACAGTGTGGAGACAGCGCCACGTTTTTTGACGGGCTTCCGGCATTTATTGATGCGCAGGAACTGCCTGCCGTGGCGGTGTGGCTGAGTGATGCTCAGTACACCGGAAAAATGACGGATGAAGATGACTGGCAGGCTGTTCTGCATATTGCTGTCTTCATCCGGGCACAGGCACCGGATTCAGCGCTGGATATGTGGATGGAGAGCACCATTTTCCCGGCTCTGAATGATATACCGGCACTTTCCGGACTCATCGACACCCTGATCCCTCTCGGTTTTAACTATCAACGTGATAATGAGATGGCCACCTGGGCGATGGCGGAAATCACGTACCAGATCACGTACACGAATTAAAGGAGGTGGCAATGACCACACCAAATCCACTGGCAAAAACGAAAGGTGCGGGAACGACGTTCTGGATGTACACCGGCAAGGGCGATGCGTTTGCGAACCCTTTATCGGACACTGACTGGCTGCGTCTTGCGATGGTGAAGGATCTGCAACCTGGCGAAATGACCGCTGATGCAGAAGATGACACTTATCTCGATGATGAAGATGCAGACTGGAAAACGACAACCCAGGGGCAGAAATCCGTCGGTGATACTTCGGCGACGCTGGCCTGGCGTCCGGGTGACAGCGGGCAGAAAAAACTGGTTCAGTTGTTCGACTCCGGTGAAGTCTGCGCGTTTCGTATCAAATATCCCAACGGCACTGTTGATGTTTTCCGTGGCTGGCTGAGCTCACTGGGTAAAACCATTGCCTCAAAAGACGTGATGACCCGCACAGTGAAAATCAGCGGTGTGGGGCGTCCGTATCTGGCAGAGGAAGGCACTGAAACAGTGAGCGTTACCGGGCTGACGGTGGCACCGGCATCTGCCAGTGTAAAAGTGGGAGCAACCACCACGCTGACCTTTACAGTAAAACCTGACGGAGCCAGTGACAAAGCGATCAGTGTGCATTCGACAGATCCACAGACTGCCACGGTGACCCTGAACGGGCTTGTGGCCACGGTGAAAGGCGTGAAGCAGGGCAGTGTCAGCATTGTGGGTATGACTTCTGACGGCGATTTTGTGGCAGTGGCTGCGGTGGCTGTCAGCGCCGCAGGTTAACAGGACGATACTCATCATTTGCCCCGGTTATCCGGGGCTTTTTTGCAGGTGGAGAACATGATGTTTCTGAAACAGGGCACGTTTAATTATGAAAAGCAGTCCGTGGTGCTCAGTGAGCTGTCCGGGCTGCAGAGAATTGAATATCTGGCGTTTGTTCAGCAGCGAACGGCAAAGTTTGATGCCGGGGAGGGAGAACTGCCGGAGGCTGAACGACAGATTGCTTTTCTGCGGATGGGGATGGATATCAATGCCTGGCTGGTTTCCCGCTCACTGTGGAATGCGGAACAGTCTCAGGATGTTGAGACGCTTTGCGCATCCGTTATTACAACATGGTCGTATGATGCCCTGGGAGCGGGGGCGGAGATGGTTCTGTCGCTGAGCGGTATGGGAGCCATTGAGAATGCCGGGGATTTGGAGCATGAGGTGCTGACGCCGGAAAAGTCCTGACGTGGGAAATGCAGTTTGTCATGCGGCTTGCCCGGGAGTTCCGGCGGGCAGACTGGCGGCGGATGCTGTCGGAAATGTCGGCCACTGAGCTTGGTGAATGGGGCGATTATTTCCGGATGCAGAGCTTCAGTGATGTGTGGATGGATGCGCAGTTTGCCTCGCTGAAGGCATTGATCGTGAGAATGGTGTCCGGTAGCAGTGATGCTGCGGTGGCTGATTTCAGCCTTTTACCGGAAGAGAACGGGATACCGGAGCGAACGGACGAAGAACTGATGCATCTTGGGGAAGGTATTTCCGGAGGTGTGCGTTATGGACCAGATAGCCAACCTGGTCATTGATTTGGGGATTGATGCGGCAGAGTTTAAAAATGAAATTCCCCGTATCAAAAACCTTCTGAATGGTGCAGCCAGCGATGCAGAACGGTCTTCTGCCCGTATGCAGCGTTTTATGGAGCGTCAGACTCAGGCCGCCCGGCAGACAATGCAGGCGGCTTCTTCGGCTGCAACAGCCGCATCCGTCCATGCGCAGACGGTGGAGAAGAGCGCACAGGCTCATGAACGCATGGCCCGCGAGGTGGAGCAAACCCGCCAGCGTATGGAGGCACTGAGCCAGAAAATGCGCGAGGAACAGGCGCAGGCCATGGCTCTGGCGGAGGCTCAGGATAAAGCGGCTGCCGCGTTTTATCGTCAGATTGACAGTGTGAAACAGGCCAGTGCGGGGCTGCAGGAATTACAGCGTATTCAGCAGCAGATCCGACAGGCCAGAAACAGTGGCGGGATTGGTCAGCAGGATTATCTGGCGCTGATTTCTGAGGTTACGGCGAAAACCCGTGTTCTTACACAGGCTGAGGAAGAGGCTACCCGACAGAAAGTGGCGTTTATCCGTCAGCTTAAAGAGCAGGCAACCCGCCAGAATCTTTCTTCTTCTGAGTTGCTTCGTGCTAAGGCTGCCCAGCTGGGGGTAAGCAGTGCTGCAGAAGTGTATATCCGCAAAATGGAGCAGGCAGGAAAAGCAACGCATTCGCTGGGTCTGAAAAGTGCAGCGGCCCGTCAGGAGATAGGCGTTCTGATAGGTGAACTGGCCCGCGGCAATTTAGGTGCGCTGAGGGGATCCGGAATAACGCTGGCTAACCGTGCCGGATGGATAGACACATTGATGTCACCGAAAGGCATGATGCTTGGCGGGGTTATTGGCGGTATTGCCGCGGCTGTCTATGGTCTGGGTAAAGCCTGGTATGACGGTCAGAAGGAGGGGGAAGAATTTAACCGCCAGCTGTCGCTGACGGGGCATTATGCCGGAGTCACTGCCGGGCAGCTGTGGACGCTCAGTCGTGCTATTTCCGGGAATGGTATCACGCAACATGCTGCAGCCGGTGCGCTGGCTCAGGTGGTGGGGAGTGGTGCATTTCGTGGAAACGATATCGGTATGGTGGCGAGAGCTGCCGCACAGATGGAGCGATCGGTTGGCCAGTCGGTCAGCGATACCATAAATCAGTTTAAGCGGCTGAAGGATGATCCTGTAAATGCCGCGAAGGCTCTGGACAATGAGCTGCATTTTCTTACTGCCACTCAGCTTGAGCAGATACGCGTCCTTGGGGAACAGGGGCGGTCCAGTGATGCGGCACGGATAGCCATGTCTGCACTGGCAGAGGAAACCGGTCGGCGTACTGCGGATATTGATAATAACCTCAATGCGCTGGGCAGTACGCTGAAGTATCTGTCTGATTTATGGAGTCGTTTCTGGGATGCGGCCATGAATATTGGTCGTGAAGACTCGCTGGATGAACAGATTTCCGCTTTACAGGAGAAAGTGTCGCGGGCGAAAAGACTCCCCTGGACGGCATCATCTTCTCAGGTTGAGTACGATCAGCAGCGTCTTAACGAGCTTCAGGAGAAAAAACGCCAGAAGGATTTGCAGGATGCAAAAGAGCAGGCAGAGCGGAATTATCAGGAGCAACAGAAACGCCGTAATGCTGAAAATGCTGCACTGAACCGGATGAATGAAACGGAAGCAGCACGACATCAGCGTGAAATTGCGCGTATTAATGCCATGCAGTACGCCGATCAGGCTGTCAGGGATGCGGCGATACAACGTGAAAATGAACGTTACGAGAAAGCCCTGGCATCCGGTAAGAAAAAAACACGCGAAACCCGTAATGATGAGGCCACCCGGTTATTGCTGCAGTACAGTCAGCAACAGGCACAGGTGGAAGGACAGATTGCTGCTGCAAGACAGTCAGCAGGCATTGCCACTGACAGGATGACAGAAGCGCATAAACAGCTTCTGGCTCTGCAGCAGCGCATCAGCGATCTGGACGGGAAAAAACTGACGGCAGATGAAAAGAGTGTGCTGGCCCGTAAAGATGAACTGATTCAGGCACTGACGCTGCTGGATGTAAAACAGCAGGAGCTTCAGAAACAGACGGCACTCAACGATCTGAAGAAAAAAACAATTCAGCTGACCAGTCAACTGGCTGAAGAAGAGCGCGCTCAGCGTCAGCAACATGACCTGGATATCGCCACGGTGGGTATGGGTGATCAGCAGCGGCAGCGATATCAGGTACAACTGAGCCTTCGCCAGAAATACCAGCAACAGCTGGAGCAGTTGAGGCGGGATAGTGAGCAGAAAGGGACATATAACACGGATGACTACAGAAAGGCCGAGCAGGCGCTGACGGAGAGCCTGAACAGGCAACTGAATGAGAATCGCCGTTACTGGCAACAGCTTGAAATTGCTCAGGGTAACTGGAAAAACGGTGCCATGCGGGCGTTTCAGAATTTCACGGCAGATGCGGATAATGCGGCAGGCACTGCGGAGCAGATGCTTACAGCGGCATTTAATAGTGCAGGTAATGCACTGGCTACATTCTGTACCACCGGAAAACTGAACTTCAAATCTTTTACCGCCTCGCTCCTTTCTGATCTGGCAAAAATCATGGCTCAGATGTCCATGATGCAGGCAGTTAAGGGGATTGGTTCGGCGTTTGGCTGGGGGAGTGCAGCAACTGCCAGTGTGACGCCCAATGCTGATGGTGGTGTTTATCAGTCTGCTGATTTGAGTCGCTACAGTGGCACGGTGGTTAACCGTCCGACGTTTTTTGCTTTTGCAAAAGGTGCAGGTGTGATGGGGGAAGCTGGGCCTGAAGCCATTCTGCCTCTGCGTCGTGGTGCTGACGGTAAGCTGGGGGTTGTGGCGGATATTGGTGGTTCAGGTATGGCGATGTTTGCCCCGCAGTACAACATCGAGATCAATAACGATGGCACGAACGGGCAGATAGGTCCGGCTGCCCTGAAGGTGGTTTATGACCTCGGGAAAAAAGCAGCAGCGGACTTTATGCAACAGCAGGCCCGTGATGGTGGTCGGTTAAGTGGAGCATATCGGTAATGGAGACGTTTCACTGGAAAGTGCGCCCGGATATGAATGTGGTATCAGAGCCGAAAGTGGTGACAGTGAAGCTGGGCGATGGTTATGAACAGCGTCGTGCGGCGGGACTGAATAACCAGTTGTCGACTTACAGCGTGACGATACGTGTTCGTAAATGTGAACACCCATCTTTAAAAGCCTTTCTGGAACGGCACGGTGGCGTCCGCGCATTTCAGTGGACGCCACCTTATGACTGGAAACCGATTAGGGTGGTTTGTCGTAAATGGTCGGCAAGCGTGGGGGCGCTGTGGGTAACCATAACGGCAGATTTTGAACAGGTCGTGGCATAGGAGGCTCTGATGCAGGATATTCCACAGGAAACACATCATGAGACGACACGCCTCACTCAGTCAGCCCAGGTGGTGCTCTGGGAAATCGATCTGACAGAGGTCGGTGGTGAACGTTATTTTTTCTGTAATGAGCAGAACGAAAAAGGTGAGCCGGTCACCTGGCAGAGACGACAGTATCAGCCGTATCCCATTCAGGGGACGGGATTTGAACTGAACGGCAAGGGCAGTGCTGCCCGTCCGACACTGACGGTTTCTAACCTGCACGGTATGGTCACCGGGATGGCGGAAGAGCTGCAGAGTCTGGTCGGCGGAACGGTGGTCCGGCGTAAGGTTTACGCCCGTTTTCTGGATGCGGTGAACTTCGTCAACGGAAACAGTGACGCCGACCCGGAGCAGGAGGTGATCAGCCGCTGGCGCATCGAGCAGTGCAGCGAACTGAGCGCGGTCAGTGCCTCTTTTGTACTGGCCACGCCGACGGAAACGGACGGCGCTGTTTTTCCGGGACGTATCATGCTGGCCAACACCTGCACCTGGACCTATCGCGGCGATGAGTGCGGTTATCACGGTCCGGCGGTCGCGGATGAATATGACCAGCCAACGTCCGATATCACGAAGGATAAATGCAGCAAATGCCTGAGCGGTTGTAAGTTCCGCAATAACGTCGGCAACTTTGGCGGCTTCCTTTCCATTAACAAACTTTCGCAGTAAATCCCATGACACAGACAGAATCAGCGATTCTGGCGCACGCCCGGCGATGTGCGCCAGCGGAGTCGTGCGGCTTCGTGGTAAGCACGCCGGAGGGGGAAAGATATTTTCCCTGCGTGAATATCTCCGGTGAGCCGGAGGCGTATTTCCGTATGTCGCCGGAAGACTGGCTGCAGGCAGAAATGCAGGGTGAGATTGTGGCGCTGGTCCACAGCCACCCCGGTGGTCTGCCCTGGCTGAGTGAGGCCGACCGGCGGCTGCAGGTGCAGAGTGATTTGCCGTGGTGGCTGGTCTGCTGGGGGACGATTCATAAGTTCCGCTGTGTGCCGCATCTCACCGGGCGGCGCTTTGAGCACGGTGTGACGGACTGTTACACACTGTTCCGGGATGCTTATCATCTGGCGGGGATTGAGATGCCGGACTTTCATCGTGAGGATGACTGGTGGCGTAACGGCCAGAATCTCTATCTGGATAATCTGGAGGCGACGGGGCTGTATCAGGTGCCGTTGTCAGCGGCACAGCCGGGCGATGTGCTGCTGTGCTGTTTTGGTTCATCAGTGCCGAATCACGCCGCAATTTACTGCGGCGACGGCGAGCTGCTGCACCATATTCCTGAACAACTGAGCAAACGAGAGAGGTACACCGACAAATGGCAGCGACGCACACACTCCCTCTGGCGTCACCGGGCATGGCGCGCATCTGCCTTTACGGGGATTTACAACGATTTGGCCGCCGCATCGACCTTCGTGTGAAAACGGGGGCTGAAGCCATCCGGGCACTGGCCACACAGCTCCCGGCGTTTCGTCAGAAACTGAGCGACGGCTGGTATCAGGTACGGATTGCCGGGCGGGACGTCAGCACGTCCGGGTTAACGGCGCAGTTACATGAGACTCTGCCTGATGGCGCTGTGATTCATATTGTTCCCAGAGTCGCCGGGGCCAAGTCAGGTGGCGTATTCCAGATTGTCCTGGGGGCTGCCGCCATTGCCGGATCATTCTTTACCGCCGGAGCCACCCTTGCAGCATGGGGGGCAGCCATTGGGGCCGGTGGTATGACCGGCATCCTGTTTTCTCTCGGTGCCAGTATGGTGCTCGGTGGTGTGGCGCAGATGCTGGCACCGAAAGCCAGAACTCCCCGTACACAGACAACGGATAACGGTAAGCAGAACACCTATTTCTCCTCACTGGATAACATGGTTGCCCAGGGCAATGTTCTGCCGGTTCTGTACGGTGAAATGCGCGTGGGGTCACGCGTGGTTTCTCAGGAGATCAGCACGGCAGACGAAGGGGATGGTGGTCAGGTTGTGGTGATTGGTCGCTGATGAAAAACGTTTATGTGAAACCGCCTCCGGGCGGTTTTGTCGTTTATGGAGCGTGAGGAATGGGTAAAGGCAGCAGTAAGGGGCATACTCCGCGCGAAGCGAAGGACAACCTGAAGTCCACGCAGTTGCTGAGTGTGATCGATGCCATCAGCGAAGGGCCGGTTGAAGGTCCGGTGGATGGATTAAAAAGCGTGCTGCTGAACAGTACGCCAGTGCTGGACAGTGAGGGGAATACCAATATCTCCGGCGTCACGGTGGTGTTCCGGGCCGGTGAGCAGGAGCAGACACCGCCGGAGGGGTTTGAATCCTCCGGCTCCGAGACGGTGCTGGGTACGGAAGTGAAATACGACACGCCGATCACCCGGACCATCACGTCGGCAAACATTGACCGACTGCGTTTTACCTTCGGCGTGCAGGCACTGGTGGAAACCACCTCAAAGGGGGACAGGAATCCGTCGGAAGTCCGCCTGCTGGTTCAGATCCAGCGTAATGGTGGCTGGGTGACGGAAAAAGACATCACCATTAAGGGCAAAACCACCTCGCAGTATCTGGCCTCGGTGGTGGTGGGTAACCTGCCGCCGCGCCCGTTCAATATCCGGATGCGCAGGATGACGCCGGACAGCACCACAGACCAGCTGCAGAACAAAACGCTCTGGTCGTCATACACCGAAATCATCGATGTGAAACAGGGCTACCCGAACACGGCACTGGTCGGCGTACAGGTGGATTCGGAGCAGTTCGGCAGCCAGCAGGTGAGCCGTAATTATCATCTGCGCGGGCGCATTCTGCAGGTGCCGTCGAACTATAACCCGCAGACGCGGCAATACAGCGGTATCTGGGACGGAACGTTTAAACCGGCATACAGCAACAACATGGCCTGGTGTCTGTGGGATATGCTGACCCATCCGCGCTACGGCATGGGGAAACGTCTTGGTGCGGCGGATGTGGATAAATGGGCGCTGTATGTCATCGGCCAGCATTGCGATCAGTCGGTGCCGGACGGTTTTGGCGGCACGGAGCCGCGCATCACCTGTAATGCGTACCTGACCACACAGCGCAAGGCGTGGGATGTGCTCAGTGATTTCTGCTCTGCGATGCGCTGTATGCCGGTATGGAACGGGCAGACGCTGACGTTCGTGCAGGACCGACCGTCGGATAAGGTGTGGACCTATAACCGCAGTAATGTGGTGATGCCGGATGATGGTGCGCCGTTCCGCTACAGCTTCAGCGCCCTGAAGGACCGCCATAATGCCGTTGAGGTGAACTGGATTGACCCGAATAACGGCTGGGAGACGGCGACAGAGCTTGTGGAGGACACGCAGGCCATTGCCCGTTACGGTCGTAACGTCACGAAGATGGATGCTTTTGGCTGTACCAGCCGGGGGCAGGCACACCGCGCCGGGCTGTGGCTGATTAAAACAGAACTGCTGGAAACGCAGACCGTGGACTTCAGCGTGGGTGCCGAAGGGCTTCGCCATGTACCGGGCGATGTCATTGAAATCTGCGATGATGACTATGCCGGTATCCGCACCGGCGGGCGCGTGCTGGCGGTAAACAGCCAGACCCGGACGCTGACGCTCGACCGTGAAATCACGCTGCCATCCTCCGGTACCACGCTGATAAGCCTGGTTGACGGGCAGGGGAATCCGGTCAGCGTGGAGGTTCAGTCCGTCACCGACGGCGTGAAGGTGAAAGTGAGCCGTGTTCCTGACGGCGTTGCCGGATACAGCGTGTGGGGGCTGAAGCTGCCGACGCTGCGCCAGCGACTGTTCCGCTGCGTGAGTATCCGTGAGAACGACGACGGCACGTATGCCATCACCGCCGTGCAGCATGTGCCGGAAAAAGAGGCCATCGTGGATAACGGGGCGCACTTTGACGGCGACCAGAGCGGCACGGTGAATGGTGTCACGCCGCCAGCGGTGCAGCACCTGACTGCCGAAGTCACCGCAGACAGCGGGGAATATCAGGTGCTGGCGCGCTGGGACACACCGAAGGTGGTGAAGGGCGTGAGCTTCCTGCTCCGTCTGACCGTAACAGCGGACGACGGCAGTGAGCGGCTGGTCAGCACGGCCCGGACGACGGAAACCACATACCGCTTCACACAACTGGCGTTGGGGAACTACAGGCTGACAGTCCGGGCGGTAAATGCGTGGGGACAGCAGGGCGATCCGGCATCGGTATCGTTCCGGATTGCCGCACCGGCAGCGCCGTCTCGGATTGAGCTGACGCCGGGCTATTTTCAGATAACCGCCACGCCGCATCTTGCGGTTTATGACCCGACGGTACAGTTTGAGTTCTGGTTCTCGGAAAAACGGATTGCGGATATCAGGCAGGTTGAAACCAGCGCGCGTTATCTTGGTACGGCACTGTACTGGATAGCCGCCAGTATCAATATCAAACCGGGCCATGATTATTATTTTTACGTTCGCAGTGTGAACACCGTTGGCAAATCGGCATTCGTGGAGGCTGTCGGTCAGCCGAGTGATGATGCATCAGGCTATCTGGATTTTTTCAAAGGCGAGATAGGGAAAACCCATCTGGCTCAGGAGCTGTGGACGCAGATTGATAACGGTCAGCTTGCGCCTGACCTGACTGAAATCAGGACGTCCATAACGGATGTCAGCAATGAAATAACACAGACCGTCAATAAGAAACTGGAAGACCAGAGTGCAGCGATCCAGCAGATACAGAAGGTTCAGGTTGATACAAATAATAACCTGAACAGCATGTGGGCAGTGAAGCTGCAGCAGATGCAGGACGGACGCCTTTATATTGCGGGTATCGGTGCCGGTATTGAGAACACCCCTGACGGCATGCAGAGTCAGGTGCTGCTGGCAGCAGACAGGATTGCGATGATTAATCCTGCGAATGGCAACACAAAGCCGATGTTTGTTGGTCAGGGCGATCAGATATTCATGAATGAAGTGTTCCTGAAACGCCTGACGGCCCCCACCATTACCAGCGGCGGTAATCCTCCTGCATTTTCCCTGACACCGGACGGAAAGCTGACCGCTAAAAATGCAGATATCAGTGGCAGTGTGAATGCGAACGCCGGTACGCTCAACAACGTTACGATAAATGAAAACTGTCAGATTAAAGGGAAACTGTCAGCCAACCAGATTGAAGGCGATATTGTCAAAACAGTGGGTAAGGCTTTCCCGCGGGACTCCCGGGCACCGGAGCGGTGGCCATCAGGGACCATTACCGTCAGGATTTATGACGATCAGCCGTTTGACCGGCAGATTGTTATTCCGGCGGTGGCATTCAGCGGTGCTAAACATGAGAGAGAGCATACTGATATTTACTCCTCATGCCGCCTGATAGTGAAGAAAAATGGTGCTGAAATTTATAACCGTACCGCGCTGGATAATACGCTGATTTACAGTGGTGTTATTGATATGCCAGCTGGTCACGGCCACATGACACTGGAGTTTTCGGTGTCAGCATGGCTGGTAAATAACTGGTATCCCACAGCAAGTATCAGCGATTTGCTGGTTGTGGTGATGAAGAAAGCCACTGCAGGCATCACGATTAGCTGAATTTTATAACCCAGATACGGGCGCCAGAAATGGCGCCTTTTTTATTGCAGAAAAGCGAGAGGTAATTATGCGTAAATTATGTGCTGTTATTTTGTCCGCAGTAGTCTGGCAGGTCGCCGCTGCTACGCCAGCGAGTGCAGCAGAACATCAGTCCACGCTGAGCGCGGGGTATCTCCATGCCTCGACGAACGTTCCCGGTAGTGATGATCTGAACGGGATTAACGTGAAATACCGTTATGAGTTTACGGACGCGCTGGGGCTGATTACGTCCTTCAGTTATGCCAATGCTGAGGATGAGCAAAAAACGCGCTACAGCGATACCCGCTGGCATGAAGATTCCGTGCGTAACCGCTGGTTCAGCGTGATGGCGGGGCCGTCTGTACGCGTGAATGAATGGTTCAGCGCGTAT